TGGCGGTGGTATGTAGGCATTCCACCTTTGGGAGAGTCACCCCTCTTATTTTTCGTTACGCTGGGCGAACCATACGCAACTCGACACCAAACTGCCGATTTTAAATTCTGTGATATTAGTTGTATCGTTTCGTTATGGACAACAATAACCCTATTGTCGTTTGCTTTTATCGCCCAAACCTTATATGAGGACATCTGCAGATGCTAGCCTCAATTTCGTTTGGCACAACTATGTAACGTGTGTTTCGAACCAGTGACGTCATTGATAGTGCATTATGCAGGTGGACACTGCATTTTTCCATAAACAATACAACTAAGAGTGCTATGATCTGGTAAATCAGTTCCTTGCGAGAACCACTCTTAAGCGAGAGTGAAGTAGTCAATTATGGAGACTTACTCATAAAACCAACTGTCTATCAGTCACAGTCTAAACTATCTGCACTTTTATGCGAGTCGTAGTGCAGCAAACTCACAACAGACTTAGTCACCGTTGCCGTGACCTTCCCATTTATAGAGCGTGGAAGAAATACGCTACTCGATTACCAGTCGAATTCTGGTACACGGTACGGGAATCGAACCCGTCTTACTAACGTGAAAGGCTAGTGTCCTAAACCGATAGACGAACCGTGCATTATTTGGTACGGATGGAGGGACTCGAACCCTCAGAACTCAGATTTTAAGTCTGATATGTATACCAATTCCATCACATCCGCATTTAATATGGCATCTATTATACCATACTTTTTTATTGCTGTACACTACTTTTTGGTCCGGCGTACAGGAATCGAACCCATATTCTAGAGGTAGAAGCTCTATGTATTATCCATTATACTAACGCCAGAATTTGGAGGTGCGAGTCAGATTTGAACTGACGGTTTTACGGGTTTGCAATCCGTTGCCTTGGACCACTCGGCCACCGCACCATAATTTGGTACTCCCGGACAATTTCGAAATGTCGACCCCAGCCTTATCAAGACTGTGCTCTTCCTCTGAGCTACGGAAGCAATATTTTGGTGGAGAAGGAGAGAATCGAACTCTCAATCCAAGCTTGCAAAGCTAGTGTTATCCCATTTAACTACATCCCCAATTTTTGGTACCCTCGCTCAGATTCGAACTGAGAGAACTTCTCCTTTTGAGAGAGATGACTTTACCAATTTGTCCACGAGGGCAAATTATATTATTGGCATCCCGCCAGGGACTCGAACCCCGACCAACAGTTTTGGAGACTGTGATGCTGCCATTACACCAGCGAGACATATCATTGGTGGTAGATACAGGATTCGAACCTGTGAACCGTTCGACACGATTTTCGGTTTAGCAAACCGACGCAATCAGCCTCTCTGCCAATCTACCATTTTTAATTACACTAGGATGTCAACAACGTTCTAGAACTCCATCTAGCTTCTCACGGTATCGTCTACCGAGTAGTTGTTTTCCACATTACGAACCAACTTTTTTCCAGCACCGTCGGATGGCTTCATGAATTATGTTAAGCGTGTGCCGTCGCACACATGTAGACTTAACACAATCCCTACTGGAATTGGTAACCCAATGCAATTAAAAATGGCGGAAGCGGTGAGATTCGAACTCACGGAACATTTCTGTTCGTCTGTTTTCAAGACAGGTGCAATAAACCGGGCTCTGCCACACTTCCAAATGCAATCCAAATTTTTAAAGAACGAGTATGATTATACCATACTTTTTGCCATTTGTACACTAATACTTTACCGTTTTAGTAGACTATTGGCGGGGGTACTAGGAATCGCACCTAGGATACTTGAGTCAAAGTCAAGTGTGTTACTGCTACACCATACCCCTACAATTTAATAACTGCTATTATACCCTGAATTTTGGGGTTTGTACATAGTAGTCTACCGTTTTAGTAGACTAATACTTTTGTTTCAGATATAAAAAAAGCCTCTGATTTTTTGGTCAGAGGCTTTAAGTAAAATCTAGTTGAACTTATCTACTTAATGCCCGCAACCTCCAATATTAGCGCAGTCATAGCCCATTGACCATAGTGATGTGTGCTCAGGGCGTAACGCTACCTGACTAAACGTCATTCTTGGTTTTAGGGATGTGAGTATATTTTTGTTCATAGATTTATATATACAAAACTTTTGCTCAACTGAGCTCTTGTGATAAAAATTTTAAAATATTTTCAGGAGATGATTCACCATAAGGATCACCATTATGATTATCTTCTTTACCTGGTTCCTCAAACATTTTTACAATAACTCCATCATTAATGATGGCTGCATATCGGTGTGAACGTAGACCAAATCCAATAGATGTTTTATTCACTAACATTCCCATAAAACGAGTAAAGTCTCCATTACCGTCAGGAATTACTTTTACATTTTTAATGCCAAGATGACGAGCCCATTCATTCATAACGAATGCATCATTTACAGAAATGCAATAGATCTCATCAATACCATGCTTTTTAAATTCTGCAAAATTCTCATCAAAACCAGGCAACTGGTATGTCGAACATGTCGGTGTAAATGCACCTGGCAAACTAAATAAAATCACGTTCTTCTTTGCAAATAAATCTTCTGTAGTCTTATACACAAATTTACCGCCAATTGGACATCCACCATCTTCTGGTAGTTCATCGCCTTCGCGAAATGCAAATGTTACATGTGGAATACGCTGTTTCATTATAACTCCTTAAACTAAATGTTGTGCCAATACCATACAACTAATAAATGCCCAAACAGTGTTAAATCCTACTAACGTTGGTAGTAATTTCTTGTTTGAAGCCCAAATGAGAGTAAGACTTGTAACAAGAGTTAAGAAGTATAGCCACCAAATTTGGATACCAAAAATTAGTCCTGGTACAATAATGATTGCCTTAGCAAACCAACTTAAGCCTTCTACAATATTATAATTAGTCCAATATTCACGAGTAAACCACATGCCATAGCAATCTTTAATTGCTTTCCATCCACTGTGCGCATATGCAATACCAATTAATACTGACCAAGCTAAAACTGCAACTAATACTTGTTCAAATGTCATTGTATAAATGTCCTTGTTAAATATGATTTTGCATCATACGTTGTTTTAAAATGTTTATTAATTTCTCCATTCGTAGTTTTTGCAATGACGCTAATACTACGAGGAGTGTCAACTGTAATGAAACCTCTTACATCTTTAGATATAAAAGGTATTTCATAGTATGAGTCAATTCCGTTTGTGACTTTAGAAAAGCCATAAACTTTATCACTCACACCAGCAAAGAATACCCAATCATGGAGTTCTTCTGCCAGATCTTTACGAAGTAAATAACGATCTACACCACGCATACTTTATACTTCTCCTTATCTTTTGTCATCTCTTTAGGATTGCACATCTTATGTAATAGTGTACCAGCAGGAATTACTGACAACAATAAAAATTCTGGTTTATCACCAATTTTCAATGGTTTACTTGGACGATCCATGAACTTCCAAAATGCAAAATAATGTAACCTACCTTGATTATATGACTCAAGATATTGCATGTACTTATTTACATGAAGCCAAAAAATATCTTCATGCACGACTTTGTTGTCGACACACCAAACGACATTCTCTGGATCTTTTCTAAATCTAAAATCATGCTTGCGAGATTCTGATGCTTCGAGGATAAAATCTTTGCCTGCTTGTTTAACCATCTCGTCAACGAATTCGCAGTCGATGTCAAGACGTCGTTCATCATCAGTACGTTTTTTACCATTATTGTCTTTATATGTCTTAATCTTCTGTTCACGCAGATCGATGAAAGCTTGATCCACACGATAAGTCGTATAGAGATTAATCTCTCCAAGTTTATCAAGGATGTACTTCGAATTTTGATCAGTTTGCATAATATAAGAAGTATTTAACGAACATGAAAACAATAAAACCAGCGATAGCGAAGCGTGCTATAAACAAGATAGGTTTAAGCAATATGATGAACACAATCACTGCAACTAAAGTAGAAAATCCACTATAGTCACCTTGAATGATATCATCAAATGCTTTGGACCAACCATCTTGTTGAACTACAGCTTTAGTTGTTTGTTCAACATTGGCTACTTGTTCTTTGGCTTCTTGTACAACGTCAATTGTCATAATTATCTCACAAAGTTACACATTTATGGATACCATTATACCATATAATTTGCTTGTTGTACATAGGCCCTAGGTTCTAATTTTCACCAGATGAAATGTCCCCAGAGCTCACCGGACAGTCTGGGTCATAATTACCGCATCACCACGTGCAATTGCATCTTCCACTTGTTTCTTCACAGCCTGATTGCTTATGGTGTTATGGGGAAGCTCATCTGCTCGTTGTGAAACTGTCTTGTCTTCAGATGGCTTTGTATCAGGCTTTGGAATATTCAAGCTTCTAACATTATCACCCTGAGCTTTTTCAGCTGCTTTAGCTTTGCGCTTTTCAGCTTTTACAGCTTGTTGTACGAGTTTATTGTTGTCTGTATAGTCGTATACTAAACGAACATATACACGATAGCCTTTACCTTCGCGACGAACTTCGATCTTGTCTCGCTTATAACCTACTAACATAGTAGTATCAATCACAGCACGCGATTTACGTTCTACACTGCGCTCAACATCATCGATATCTCCACCTGTACCAGATTCTGAAATGAATGAATTCATTTCAGATTCTACACGCTGATTGATTTGTCCAGCTAAATTAATTTTTGCTGCCATCATAGCACGATCGATAGCAAATTGATAATCTGCTGAATATTCAGTTGCAGTTGCAAAGATGTGTGAATCATCATTTGCTAAATGCATAGTGAACCATTCAGGTGCCATAGCCAAATCTACTTTGTCTGAACCCTGAACCCAATCAGCTTTCTTTTCAACTAGTGATGTTGTGCCGCAACCTGTTAGTGCTGCGGCAATTGCTGCTGCTAAAATAACCTTTTTCATAATATATCCTTACTGTTCAATAACAAGGTTGCGACGAACTATTCGTCTATCAGAGATCGGAATGGAGAGTAACTTCGCATTCAGATCGTTCACATCGTAATCTCGCATGAAGTTTAGTTCTTCATTCGAGAACACGAATACTATTGACTCGTCAAATTTACTTGCTCGAGCGATCATTTTATAGCCTTGAGTTGGAACTGTCAACTCATTTGCAACTTTATTGTTAGTACCAACAAATGTTGGCCACATCATCGTAGCCTTTTTGCCTTCAATGTGAAACATATAAACCTTAGTAGGTTGATTTGTTGCCATCTTGAATTGCATTGTTTCACCGGATTTGTACATGAAACGACCATCTACGAATGCATCGATCTTTGGTCTATCAGTAGTCACCTTAACATCAACATCAACAGTGCAAACTTTACCATTAGAAGTACCAATTGCTGGTTTTACTTCTCGTTTGCGTGCTGTTATCTTCTTGACATACGAATCAGTCATTGAGAACATAGCTGTATCAGAAGCACACCTACGTTCATCGTTAACTTCTCTGCATTGATAGAATTCATCTACAAAAATATTCTCTCCAATGACAGAACGAATGGCATCGACTCTTGCTAGTGTCTCTGCTTTTTGACAAGCATAGTTTTCACTAACATCTGGGCCGAAATGCCATTCGCCGGTACCTGTTGCAGCAGTCGTATTGATTGATGCAGCAGAAATAAACAGGCTTAATAAGCTAATTGGTAGTGTATCCATGTTTGCAGTAAATATTCCATCTCTTTGGAATATTATACCACACTTTTTAGCTTTTGTAAACCGGTTTTAACTTGCTGATTTTTTGGATGTGGAGGTTTTGCGTGGAGTCTTTTTGGATGGTGTTTTCTTTGCAGCAGGATTTTTTACTGCAAGTTTTTTTGCTTGTTCTTTTGCAAGTTTTTCAAACTTTTTCTGGCGATTTCCAAGGCGTTTTAGGACTTCTTCGCCATCCATCCAAATATCTTTATTTGCTAGAAGTGATGCGATCTCGTCTTTTTCTAAGAAGCCATCATACACTCTATTTAAAAGATGATCTGACCATTTTCGTTCGTGAATGATGTTGTCAAACATCTCTCCGCCTTTACCAAACGTTGCGCTTGAATAATTGTGGAACATAAACATAGAGTGTTCACTTACTTCATACGTATCTCCGCACATGAAGATCATGGTAGCTGCGCTCATACATGCTCCTTCTACGGAACAAATTACATGAGCTTGAGTGTCTGCGATTGCTCGCATAAATTGAATAGCAGTGAATAGATCGCCGCCAAATGAATTAATATGAATTTGAATAACGTCATGCTCTCCAGCATTTCTCATTATTTCAAACCAAGCAATATATTCAGATGGATCTTCGATGCTACCTGAAAGATAGAATGAATGTAGTTGATTAATTGCTTTATTAACAAAGGCTTTTTGAATAGAAGCGTTTTGTTGTACAGTAGATGGTGTTGAGGTTTTAACTGGCATAACTAAGTCCTTTTTCTTTTTCATATAACCTTATTTTATATATCAGATCTTTCACATGATTATCTCTGTGTTCTTTAAAAACCAGAGGCTTTCCATCTAAAACTGCCATGATAGTGACTAAATTAACGATTGGCTTTTTAGTTCGTTCTTCATACATCACTGCGTATGCAGCTTCTTGTTCGAAGTAGTCTTTGATGTCTTCTTCTTCTTTTGTTCTTTTTGACGTTTTGAAGTCGATGATGGAGGGTACACCGTCGAATTCAGCGATGACGTCCACCCTACCTGCCAACCTGAGGTGTTTAGAGTAGAGCGGCACTTCCTGCATGTATACCACACCAATTCGCTCATCCAAGATTGGCTTGATTGAGTTGAACATTCCCCGCACATGCGGCATCGCGTTGCCAAAATAGTCTTCCTCGTTATCTAAATAACGTTCACAAACTTTGTGCAACGCAGTACCACCAGTAGTGGCATGCAAAGAAACACGATTGGCTTCTTCTTCACCAACTCGTTTTCTCCATTCCATGATCCCAGCCTTGCTAAAATGCCCAAGGACTGTAGTGATCGATGGATACTTCTCTCCATCAGGAGTAACATATTTCCTACCTTGCTCGGTTGACTCTGTTAGTAAATCTTTATAACCAAGATCGATTGGACTATGTTTAAATATCTTCCTCGACGTCAAAGCGCTTATACTTATCATATTTATTCTTTTCAAACATTCTCTTCACCTTTTGTTCAAAGTGATGAGATGTTTCATAATCATTAACATTTCTATGTTGCTTCTTATTTTTACGGCTACGTTTTTCTTTGCCGTATTCACGGTTGCTACTCATGTTAAATATGTTTGATCGTATTAGAACGACCTGATCCCTTCTTAATTTGCTTTAGCCTATCGTTAAATTCTCTACCAGCTCTGGTATGAATACCCTTACTATCACTCACCAATTTTGGTGGTTCTGTTAGTGTTTGTTCGACACAATTTATTTGATTGCAATTAGGACAAGCTTCTTGCTCTGGATTTTTTCGATTGCTTATTGACGAGAACTTTTCGAAAATGTTCTCGCAGTTGCTGCATCGATACGCGTACGTAGGCATCTTTCTCTTTTACTCCATTAATAAACCATTCAGGTGGCTCGCGTTTAGTCCACATAGCCATATCTGCTTTTTTATCTATATAATATTTTCTATATGAACCTACTACATCACCAGCAATTTTACATTCATCCGGCATTGCAGGTGTAGGATCAGTAAGAAGTCTAGTTTGATGATCATCTGGGAAATTTGGCGGTGTTGCCAAAATAGAACGCAATTTAGTATCGGTTGCATGAACTTTACCATAACGATGTGTATATTCGTCACATGTTGCTACAAAGAGGGCATAAAGTCTTTTGTAATTGTGGTAGTTGTCCCTTGTCCAAACAGCGGAAGGATGATTGGTGTGAGTAGCAGAATACAACACACTATCGCGATGATCAGGAAGTTGCCATACTTTCTTTTTTCTACCAGACGCAGAAGTAATGGAAAGCTGAGTCCCGTCAAGAATACGATGAGCAGTTGATAATAATTGAGCATATTCTAAAATCATTTTCACAACATGTTTGTCAAGGTGCATTTCTGCATTCTTGACAGGATCTCTATCTAGCCAAAAAATATTCATACAAACTCTTTTGTTAGTTCATCTAAACACCAATCTAACCTATCGATGGTTGCGCGATAGTCAGAATCTTTGTGAATAAATGCGATTCCACCTTTTTCAATGAAAGGCTCTGTACAACCTGCCATATCATCAATCAAGATTTTATACGATCCAGCGTACTGAGATTTTTCTGGCTTTGCACACACAAAGTTTGCTTTCCAGTGAATATCATGATCCATCAACCATTGTGTCTTCTGTGTCATTGCAGCAAGTTTCATATCAGTTCTATGAGAACCAGTTGATGTTAGCATTTCAACAGTTAAATTGCTATATGCTTTTTCTATACGACGAATTTCATCAATGAAAATTTCGGCATTAGGCATCCATTCAAGAGTTTCAAAAATCCCTCGACTTAGCACTGCTTCACGAAAGCGTTCACGATCATATTCATATTCATTCCACATTGCGCGGTATGCTTTTTCGAAGTTTGTTAAAACTCCGTCCATATCAAGGTACAACGTGATCTGTTCCATACAATTTCCTATGTAAATCCATTATATAAGTGGCTTTCCCAAGAACCCACGGATGTCTATGGGGTAAGTGATTACCTGTTGCTCCAGTCCAATTAGAAAACACATCATCAAAAAAATTAATAGCGCAACAATCAGGATGATTTTGCTGTAGTACTTCAAGCTCATCTGCCCAAACTTGCCAACGATGATCACTAATGATGTTATCATTAAGCTCGTAATATATGCAAGAATGTACAAGCATTTGTGCCCTACGTTGCCGAATTTTACTTTTGATCTCATCATTATTATTTGTTGCAAAAAATCCTTCTAAGCTCATGATATATTATACCATGATAATACACTGTTGTACACTAGCCTGTTCTACCACCATAAACTAATCGTTCTAGCTCAGAAACCTGTGATCGCAATGCATTGCATTCACCAGTTAACATTGTATTTTCTTGTTGAAGGCGTGTGTTTTCATCAGTGATATGTTTAATCATCTCTGCAATATCACGCGCAAAATTATCTTTGTTTTCTGTATTCACGTTTTAACCACCATTTGTGTTTATTAAAATATACTTGTACATCATCTTTTGGGATGTTAAACATACTATGTTCTTCACAATTAAGAATCCACAATTGATGAACCCAACTTCTGAAGCCATCCCACTTTTTCATTGCATCACTCCATATGTTTCGAATGGTGTATGTTTTGATGCAATTAATTCAAAGAGAACCTCTTCTACCTCATGAAGTTCTTCCATTGTAACTGAATCAGCTGGTAACTTGCCTTCTAATACAGCTTGCATAATCATTTTACGATCTTCAGTCATCTTTTAGTTTCTCAGTTTGTTCAAATTTCCTCTCTTGCATTGTCTTTTCTTTAAATGCTTTACGAGGGTTCATGCACATAACACAATCTGGATTTCCACAGTTAAAGGGTGATTGTTTGTGATATTTGTGTGGATTTTTTAGAACATGATCATATCCATATTCTTTAGCTAGTTTAAGTTTACGAGCAAGTTTCTTTACTTTTTGAAAAAAACGCTCTCCATGTTTTTCACGTTGAGATGGGTCTGACACTTCTTATTCTCCTACATTCATTTACTACTTCTGCTGGATAATCAGGTGATATCTCTGCAATACTACAGTCATATCTAATAACTTTCTCTCCTGAAGCAAAATGTACGGCTACAAAAAACCAGAATAACGCTCCACCAAATATCAATAAAGCATGAAGAAATGCCTTTATCATAGCATACGAATCAATCCGACGGTGTCAATAGAAGTTAATAGGATGTAGTTAGCCAACATGCCAAATGATTTCCTAGTATAAGCAGCCCAAGCATACATAGCGCAACCGCTAATCCAAACAGGATAAAGAGCCAAAAGTGGAGGGTTGGGTACTGTAGTAGCCATCGTGATGGAGCAACCAATAGATACCGCCCAAGCAAGCAACTCGACAAAAAAGCGGAGAGGATGAGTGCGATAGTCATCTTTAATCCATTCTATAGTTGTGTTAAAATATTCAATCATTCGTAATCCTTATAAGGAACGAGAATTCCACCAGCGCTAAGCATTCCGCCTTTGCCTTCAGACTTCTCGTCCTCGTCATAGTACATTCCCAATTCGCGCATCATCATGTGCTTTACACGAAGGTTTGGTTGGCGATAGCGATCAGTTGAAGTGAAACCCAATAGAGTACCAACTTCTACGACTGCACCACTACGACAAACACCAGCAAAGCAATGAACTAACACGTTCATGCTATTATCTAGTGCATGCTGCAGAAGACGAACGAGTTCTTTTGCTTGATCTTTCTGAATAGCAAACTCACCCATATTTGGATCCATCTTCACATCAGTGTCTTCAATGTCAAGGAAGTCAAATTGATGAACTTCTTTGAATTGATGCTTTGGTGTCGGAAAATTACCTGGTGGATCCATGATCTGGATGAGCATAGCATTTGGACCCATGTCAGAATGCCAACCATTCTTAACATCATCCCATGCTACGTTTTCAATCCAACGAATTCCCATTTTACCGCTCCAAAATTACATAATCACCAAAGTATTTATCGAATGTTGAGACTAAATGTTCATAGTCTCCTTGTTTCATTTCTTCAAGGATAGCATTACTATCTAAACCAAGATCATACGCAAGTTTACGTGCATTACCAAGTAAACAGAACGCGTTGCCTTGTGGACCTGTGAGGTCAATCACAGGTGTACTATTTTGTTTTGCTCTAATCACCATATCACCACCATGAATCGTAGTAGACAGCATCACCTTCTTTAATAGCTGCACGTGCTTCGAAAATAAACTTCATTGCTGAGGCAATATCTTCAGGATAAATTTCTTGTGATCCAAAAAAGAATCCTTGAGTGGGTTCTAATTTGTTTTCTCCAATAGCACGTTGCAGTTGGTCAAGGTCTGTCAATTCGAGACGCACTGGTACACAATTAAAGCTTTCTTTAGTACCACCCTTTGCACGATAGAGTCGTTCCATCCAACCATGTAGCGCATTAAACTTGCGCCAATAAGCTATATCATATGCAGGATCTTGGTCAGAATTGAACTCAAAATCGTTCACAACGTGTTCTTTCTTAACGCGATAAGCGTACATATCCAAACCCATGATTTACTCCTTCACTTCTTCAACAGTTACAAGATACTCTTTTCCTTCAACAATTACACGTAAACGCTTAGTGGTTGACATAAAACTACCAGCTTCATTAAGATCAAATTCAACTCTTCCAACTCGCTGAACTGCAACAGGTGCTGCCGTCTCTGAAGCTGCAACGATCAATTCATTGCGAATTCTAGACATAATATAATCACAATATGCTAACATTATTTCTCCATTTCTTTCATCATATTTTTCATCATTACAGACATTTTTGCAAATGCTTGTTCAGGTGTAACATTTTCCTTTGCAACACAATATGATTGTGTGTTTACAAGTTGTTTTTGAACTGCTAAACAAGCTTGTTCAGTCTTAAACGCATTAGGCGCTTCCATAACACCTGTGCTAGTGATAATCATCAATGCAAATACTGTATTCATATCAATCCCATATTTTCTTATCACCGAAGCGTTCATTCCAATCGTAACCTGCGTGATACGCTTCAATCTCATCTGCAGTCAATTCAACAACTTCATCACTAGTGCCAGTACCACCTACATAATAGTGTGGTTTACGTGGTCGACCATAGTAAGAGTCTGCACTTCCACGATCGAATGGACCACCATGTCGATCTCCATAATTTTTACCATTAAAAGTGCCATAATTTTCATAACTCATATTATTCTCCATAAGCAATAGCATCATTATCTGCACACATCTCAGCATATTCCATTGGATCTGTAAAACGATCAAATATGTCTGAGTACTCAATCACTGGTTCTGCATAAACTATGCGACCTTCATATTCCATTTGACTACGCTCAAAATCGCTTAAATAGTCATCTGATTCTTCAGTATAACCAAGGATGAAAGTTTGAAAATAATCATCAAAACGTTCAATATCATTGCGAACAATTTCTACGATTTCATCGATGTCACAATTAGCAGGAATTCCTGTAATTTTATACTGACTACCACCTTTTGCTTTCCAATGATAGCTGCCATCAAAGCCTTGATGTGCTGCGTAATTTTCATAGTCTTGTGTAGTGATAACGATCATCATATAATTCGTCCTTTTTCAATTTATGGATCTATTATACCCTAAAACTTGCTGTTTGTACATAGCCTTTACAAGTTATTGATTTCATTGGACTTTTTACTTGACTAAAACGGTAGACTATTGCATGAAATTAGTACTTTTAGCTACCCCTAGGGGCCCGTGATCCTGGGTGCGCAAGGGGGCCCGGGGTCACCCCCACGCTATTTCGACTTGGAAAAAAACTGGACATTTAGCCTCTTCGCATACGTGCCTGATCTTTTGCATCCTCGCTGCTGAAGATAGGAACTGCGTTCGACTTGTGAAGTGTACCGATACCTAACATTGCTGAACCAGTGTATCGTTTGCCTTCGATTGGCTTGGTGCATGGTGCACCGGTGAATGGTAAACTGTTGATCTTTGGACCAGTATCACGCGTGAACGTAGTCTTACTAGTCAAAGGTGTAAATGTGTTAAGCTTTAACTCGCGCTTGATAGCGCGTTGCTCTTTAAGCAATGCTTCTCGCTTAGCGCGTTGTTTTTTAGATAGCTTAGACTTTTGGTTTGTATAGATCATGCTCATATGGTATTATTATACCATAAAAATAACATGTTGTACATAGGCCCTGGAAACCATAACGGGCAGCGTTTGCTGCCCGAGATAGGATCACCTACTTTCAGTGTAAACTTGGAGGAGTATAGTAAGGAGCATTATAAACTTCATAGTATGAAGGATGATAAGCTTCTTCTACCAAATTAGTGAGTTGTGCATCAATTAACGCCTTTTTACTTTTTAATCTTGATGCTGCGTCATTTCTTCCTTTCTTCTTCATTCGCTGTATGTTATGTTCTAATCTGCGAGAGTCTCTTTTTAATTTTTCTATTGTTAAAGGAATCATTAGGTTATGGTTCTCCTACTGTAAGTTAATTAATTCATAATATAGTTTTTGCTTCCCCCTGAAGTAAAAAAAGGACTAAGGTCTCACGACCTAGTCCTTTGTTAAAAATTGTTGCTGTAAGCATACTACTATTTATTTTTCGATGAGTCCTGGAAAAGCCTCTTGAACTAATTTTTTAGTCACACCCTTATATACGCCTTCGAG